ATCGTGCGCGCCTCGGCGATGGCTGACAGGTTCACGATGGGTCAGTATGGAACGCTAAACGCAACGGTTAATACGGAAAACGGTCGCTACCGTCCGAACCGCTATGCGCAGATCATCATCAACCCCTACTTCACCCCCATCATCCAAGTGACTGACTTCCAATGCGGATGGGGTCCGGGGTCCGGGTTGAACGACATCGCGCTTACTGCTGACAATTGCTCAATCGAACGCGAGCAATTCATCGTCACACAGGCCTCGTCAGTTGGCCTTCAGACCGGCCCGCTCACCATCGCTGGGGGGAACTGGGCCCCCGATGCCGAATTGTTTTGCCAGTGGACTTACGTCAACGGCTACTTCAACACCTTCACTACTGGAACAACTGCCGTCGGTGCGACCGTTCTGAACGTGAACGATACGACCGGCCTCGTTGTCGGCCAGAGCGTGTTTATCTGGGACGGGGTCAATGATGAGTACGTCACCGTCGCTGGCGTGACAGACACGACGATTACGCTGGCGAAGCCGACGAACTTCGCCCACGGTTCAGCAGTGAACGTCTCGGCCTTACCTGCTGACGTGAAACAAGCCGTGATCCATTTCGTCGTGGCCTTAGTGAAGCAGCGCGGGCAGGGTGGAATCGTTATCGGTGAGACTGGGGAACCGATGGCGGTCACTCCGAAGGCGAACGGCTCGGCCGAGGACATGATGGCAGCGTACGACTTGCTCGACCCGTTCCGTGTCGTATGGAGTCGGTCCTAGTGAGTCGGGCAACAGTACGGGCCGCGATTGCGTCGTATCTCGAAGGCGCAGGCATTACGTTTTTGTCATCGGTGAAACCGTTCCCCGCGAAGTTCACCCCCGAGATGGAGTTTTACGAAGGCGAGGATCCGGGCGTTCAATCGGGGGCCATTATTTACTTATTCATCGGTCGCGAGTCTGAGAAGCGCATCGCATTGGGAGGAGAACACAACGGAAAGAAGGCCGTCGAGTACTCGTTCGTTCTCGACTGTTTCTTCCGCTCGACGAAAAAGAAAACCGAGGACGTTGGGGCAGACAACGAAACCTTCCTCGACTCCCTCATTGAAGCGATACGAGCAGACCGTCAGGCGGGTGCTCCGGAAGTCATCTTTCAGTGGGGTGAGGGGATGACAACGGGCGGTAGCGACATCGACGTGACCTCGTACTACCCCCGCTCGCTAAATGGCGCGGCGAGTGCGACTCAGGTATTCTCATCAGTACGGATCTCGGTCGTTGAGATCCTGAACACGTAGGAGCGCAAGTGCCACAGTTTACGTACACCGGCGACGAGCAACTTATCTACACCGGCATCAACATGGGCGGATTCGCCCTCGTTGCTGTTCCGGGGCAGACGTATGAACTCGACGCGATGCCGACCGACAACCGATGGACTGCCGCTTCGGTGGCCTCAGCCCCAGTTGCGCCTGCTACCCCTGCGCCAGAAGCGCCTCAGACCACGCCAGAAGCGCCTGAGACGGCCGCAACACCGACCCCTGATAGTACGCCTACCAACTAAGGAACAAACATGACTACGCCCAACGCTTACTTATCCGCTAATTCGTACCTCGGCCTCATGCCCGAAGCGACGCGTGGCACGTTGAACGCATCCGGCACGCCTGTTTACATCCCCGTGACCTCGCCCCAAGTCACTCCTCAGCAAAAGTTTTTGCGCGATGAAGCGTTGCGTGGATCTCCCACGATGGTCTACAACCAAGTTCAGGGTGTACGTAATGACGAGTACGAGTTCAAGTCGTACCTTTTCGCCGACACGTTCCCTTACCTGCTGACCGGCCTGCTCGGAACCGACACCGCTACGAACACGGCAGGCTCGCAATACAAGCACGTCATTAACCTGCTGAACTCCGTCGCCTCGGCCAGCCAGCCAGCGTCGTTCTCCATCCTCGACTTCGACGGTGCGAACGGTTTCGTAATTCTGGGCGCACAGCAGGATTCACTCGACATCACCTTCGGGGCTGAGGCCCTCGCCGAAGCGACTGCGAAGTTCATGGGCAACCCATACACGTCGTACACAACCGGAACCATTCCGACTCCGTTCTCGGCTACTGCTAACCCTTCGGGCGAGTACCCGATTGCGTCATGGGTGGCGAACATCAGCATCGGCGGAACCGCTTCCGGTGGTTCGGTCACCGGTGGCACTCAGTTCACATACATCTCATCTGGCGAGTTGAAGATTGAGCGCAAGACCGCCCCCATCTTTACGATGCTCGGCTCGTCGAACAACGGACCGTACACCAACTTCGCCGGCCCGATTGAAGTATCAGGCAAGTTCACTGGAGTGGTGGCTACCACTAGCGACCCGTGGAGCACCGGCTCGAACGCGACTGCCCTTAATCACGCCAACGTGCCAATCGTGATCTCCCTGACTGACCCCAACGACACGGCCGTGACCAACTCGTTCACCTTCCAGATGTCGTCGGCTCAGTTCCAGAACGTGAAGCGCACGCGAGGCAAGGAGTACGTCGAGGTCGAGGTTGAGTTCACGACAAACGCCAACAGCAACGACATTGGGGCTGGTTCCGGCTTCAGTCCGTTGCTCGCTACGGTGCTGAACGGCATCGCCGCCGCTTCGTAGTATTAACGCAAACTAACTAGGGAGACAACATGCCAGCGATTGAACTGCCGCTCGACCAGTCGGCCATTATTAAAACACGAGCACAACTGTCCGAACGCTCCGTACGTGCCATTTCACGCGCCTTCATGGTGGCCGGCTCAACTGTTGCCGGTATGGTCCAGAAGGGGTTTAAGGATGACGACCCGAACACGTGGAGCATCTGGCGCGACTTATCTGATGAAGAACTCGAAGCGGTCAACATGTACCAGTCCGTTCTCATCGTCGAAATGGTAATCTCGTGGACGCTAGGCGATCTGCCTACGATGGAGAACGTTCAGGATCTCCCGAGCGCATGCTTCCAAGCATTGGCCGCCGCTTGCGCTGATGAGTTCGCAAACGCACCCGACTTTTCGCCGGACGGTGCTGTCGACCCAAAAGCGCCTACCGAAAACTAGATCGACTTCGTAATCACCTGAAGGGGCTCGCGGTTGATACCGACCCCGACGTTGCGGAGATGTTCCGCGAGTACCTGTTTCGCACGAAGTTCAACGTCACGCATGAGCAGTACCTAAACGAACCCAGCGAACTCGTCGATTGGTTGATTAGCATTGACGGGATAGCGAAGGAGTTGCGGCGTGAGTGAGATCAGAATCGTGGTGCGTGGAGTGGATGAACTGTCAGCCGCGTTCGAAGCGATGGTGCTCCGTTTCGATGCCGCCGCCGAACAGATAGTTCAGGGGGCCGGTGACATCATCGCGGGTAAGGCGAAAGACACCGAGCGGTGGCGTGGCGACTCGTCTGCCCTTCCAATGCCCCCGAAGCCGACTCAGCGAACTGGCGCTACTCGAAACAGCATTCGAACCCGTGACGTAAAGCGCGAGGAGTTGGGTTCGTGGTCATCGAACGTACGGCCTACGACTGAATACGCTCGTCGTCTGGAACTTGGCTACCCGAAAGGGAACAAGTCGCTACCGACACCGGGGGCTCACTATGAGCGTGGCCGCCAACCGACGCGCCCGTTCCCGTACTTATCTCCTGCGTTTGAAGCGTCGCGGGATGAGGTCATCGAGTTTTACAATCGTCGCTGGCTCGAAGCGATGGAGGGCTAAACATGGATTCGTTTTTACCACCCGTAATCATTCAGATCCTCGCGAACATCAAGGAGTTCACCGCCGCGAAGGATGACGTAATCGCAGGCGCGAAAGAGATGGCCGCCGCAGGTGATACGACCTCAGCCAAGTTGATGAAGGTCGGGAACAAGGCCGCCGACTTCGTACTGCTCGGTGCGGCCTCGATTGGCGCTGTCGCTCTGAAGATGGGCTACGAGTACGGAGAAGCACTCGACACCGTTGGCCGTCAGACCAACCTCAACGACGCTCAGTTAAAGCGACTCGGGCAGACTGCCTTAACTGTTTCAACGGCGACTGCTACCTCGAACAAGTTGATCCTGAGCGGGTATCAGCAACTCATTAAGGCCGGCGTACCGATGGCGCAGGCGACGAAAGATGTTGCCGATGCCGCTCGTTTTTCTAACGCGATGGGGGCCAACCTCAACGACACGCTTCAAGCAACGATTGACATTCAAAAGATGCACATCGCTGGCACTAACTCGATGACGCAGACGACGGACATCTTCACGACCGCGATTAAGAATTCACAACTAACTGCTCAGGGCCTTACGCAGGCGCTTGGAGGTAAGGCGCTCTCAGCATTCGCCGCGTATCACATTGACCTAAAGACTGCGACAACGTTGCTCGCTGGTTTTGCGGATCAGGGCCTTAATGGAACAAGGGCGCAGATGGCGCTGAAAGCCGGATTCGTTGCGCTCGACAGGCCCATGTACTCGGCTAATGGGCAGATGTCTAAGACAAGTCTCGCGTTGGCGAACCTACACCTCAATCAGCAAACGTTGGCGGAGGAGGCCCGCAAACCGGGCGGCATGCTCATCGTCCTGTCGCAGATTAAAAAGAACTTCGACGAATACGCGACCTCGGCACAGAAGGCTCAGGGCATCACGTCATTCATGACGCAGGTGTTCGGCGCTTCGGCTGGACCCGCGTTTTCTAACTTGCTGACGGAACTGCCTCAACTCGTGAACATCTTTAACAAGATGAACGGAAGCAAGGGTGCGACCAAGAGCGCGTTTGAGCAGTGGCTATCGACCCCGGGTGGAGTGGTCAAGAACTTCACTACGCAGGTCGAGAACGTGCTTACACGAGCAGGCATGAACGTTCTCCCCGTACTGACGAGCGTTATCAAGGGCGCGCTTAACTTCGCTGATACTCAGCGCGGCAAGATGAGTGACATCATTCACGGCATTGAAGTCGCTGTCGGTGGTGCGATGCTGTTCAAACTTGCGACGTGGGGCAAGTCATTGGTCGGCACGCTTGGCCCAATCTTCAAGTACCTCGGCACGAGGTTCGGTGGCGGGACTACGCCAGCCCCATCAGGTCCGGGGGGCACGTCCACCGCGACCGACAGTGAGAATCTCGCAACGATTGCTGAGAACACAACAAAGATTGCCGCCTCGACTGAATTGACCGCAACCGAAGGCGGCGAAGAAGTTGCCGAACTCTCGAAGTTATGGTTGCCGACTGGTGCGGGCGGGGAGCCTGTACCGACCGGCACACCGAGCGAGCCTACGCCAAGCGAACCTCTTCCAACGACTGAAGAATTGCCTGCGGCCGGTGCGGGCGTTCTCGGCAACTTGCTGAAGGGCAGTTCGATGGAGATGCTCGGCCCCGTGATGCTCGGTGCGCAGATTATGGCGCTCCTTCCGGGCGCTATCAAGAACGCGGACAAGATGTTCCTTCAACACAAAATCGCTCTCGCAGGTGGACTCGTCGACGTGAAGGCCGATAACGGAGACAAGTACCTCGTGACGCTTCATCAATTGACTGACGTACTCAAAGCCGAGAAGGCGGGACGACTCTCGAAGCAACAAGCCGACACGGTGCTTGCTAACTTCCAACGACAAGACAAGGGCGGCAATTTCTCTCGCACCTTCAACCTGAAAGCGTACGTACATTGAAAGACCACGAAAACATCGACGTAATCATCGACCTTGACATGCTGGTCGAGCGCATCATCCGAGACAAGGCCGCCCTGCGTAAGATCGCTGAGGCCCTACGGACCGCACAAACAAAACAGTCACGCCAGATGGGGAACCTATACGGCAGAACCGCAGAGCAACCTCGCCCTGCTCCCTCGTCGAGGACGCGTTTACAGTGACCGTAGCCTCGCTCCCGCTTCAGGACATTTACATCGCGCTCAACCCTACGTATGGAGGGACGACCCTAACGACTGCGCACTCGCAAAACCCTGCTGGGATCTCGACGCTCGTGACGGCAGTGGCCTCGTCTGGGACAACGGTAACGTATACCGCTAACAACTCGTTCACGGTTGGAGAACTGGTGACGGTGACGGGCATCTCGATTCCGGGTGTCGATGTTGTCGACATCGCTATCGCTAGCCGAACGTCTACACAGTTCGTCATCAACTACGCGTCCCCTGCTGGTGCGTTTAGTACCGTTTCGGTGAGTGGCATCGCTAGCGTTTCGAACGCTTATTGGACGAACATCACTCGATACGTTCAGGAGTGGTCGCTACGGTCTGGGAAGCAGCACTACCTCGACCGTATGGAGGCCGGCACCGTTTCGATTACGTTGAACAACCGCGACGGGCAGTTTTGGAACACCTACAAAATCGGTGTGCGTCAGCCGATTGCGATTCAGGCTACGTGGCCTCAGACGAGTGGCACAACGTATCCTGTTTTCTTCGGGTTCATCGACAGCATTGAAGAAAAGATCATCGACCAACTCAACAGCGAGGTCGTGATTACTGCGAGCGATTCTTTGAAGTACCTGTCGCTTCGGTACATGGCCTCGTCGACGCTCTGGCCGTCGTACGCAAACCCGAGTGGGGGGCACACACAGAATTGGTACCGCCTCGATACCACGCCATCGGCCACCGTGACGGAAGCGCAGGCGTATGGTTCGGGTCACCCTT